ACCACCATTTGCAGGGCTAAAGTCTGTCTCGGCTGTTGGTGCAGAAAAAAACAAGTTACTTGGCTGTGCAGGGTCTCCTGCTAAAAACAAATGGTTCTGAAACTCTGCTCCTATCTTAGGGTCTGTGGGTGCATTTGAGTCTGTTATCTGCGTGTAAGTTGACCCATCGTATGTAGCTGCAGGATTTATACCATCTGTTAAAACTACTTTTGGTGTGCCAAAGTTTATCTCTGTAAATCTAACCTTGCTTACACCTGTCATTGTGGGTGAGCCACTTGTTGATACGGCTGTCCACCCTTTTACAGCAGGTACAGATGTTATTGTAGTGCTTGTACCAAAACCGTCATCTGATATAGAATTACCGTTTGTAAATGTTGTTGTTGGTATTCTGCCAAAATTGACAACGATAGTATTAGAACTCTTTGATATTAGTGTTCCAGTAACACCTGTGCTAGTTGAAGAGTCCCCTGAGCTAGTTCTTTCTGATATTGTTTCTCCAACTGTTAGGTTAGAATCAGAACTTACTGTAAATTCAAAATAAAAATTCCAATGATGTAGATAGTTGTTACCTGATGATGGTGTACGACAGGCAAGCACTCCCTGATTAACACCGTTAGCCACTGCTATTCCTAAAACTGAACCTGTTCCGGGAACTGTCCCAAAGTTATTAGCAAAACCAGTTAGTCTTCTATAGCCACCCTCTAAGTTTGGCTCATAGTTTAACAACTGTATTGCTGAACCGGGACTCTCTTCACCAAGAGATAAAACATCTGCACCTGTATTTAAACCACCCCTGCAAACGGCTCTAAACGTGGAGACTGAATCAACCATTTAGCCGCTCAGTCTTAACATCTGTGATGTAAACTTTGGTCTGTTTATCATTGATGACCTAATAAACAGTGGGTCATCTAGTAATAATCTACGCATAGATTTTATACCCTCTTGAAACTTAGCCTGATGTATTTGTGCAGACTGTTCGTTAGACCTAAATCGCATCATGTATACCATAGCACCGTCTATGATTATGTACTTAAATCTGTCTGGTATAATCATTTCGTCATCAAATGCTGACAAATCAGCAGGAAACTTATAATAAACATATTCTATTACATAAGCTGCGTCAGGTAAAGGTGTTACACCAAACTTTTCTTCTGATGTTTGATATATTAAATCAGGAGATGACCTACCTCCTGTTCCTGCATTTTCTTCTATTGCCTTATATATTCTAACATACTCTTCAAAGGGTATAGTAGGCAAAGAACTAGCAGTGTTACCTGCACTTGACAAAGCTTGTAAGTAAAATGTTTCCCAATCAACACTAGCCGTATCAGTAGGTAAGTCGTATGTGCCTGTACCTGCTGTTAATGTCTGTGTAGTTGTAGTTTTAAGAAAGGGAAATTGATGACCATCTTGTAGTATTTCACGTATAGAATTATTAATAGCATCTTTTGCTATAGCCTGTACGTTTTTGGCAGTAGAGAAACCATCACCTGAGGTAGTAAGTGTAACTTCATTCAACCTACGCAAGAGGTCATTTACTAATGTAATGTAAGTTGTTGCCACAAAATACTCCTGTTGATGTGATTAGAGGGCAAGCCAATCCTGTTGCACCTGCCCTCTAAATGATAGTTTGTTATGCTAATAGGTCTCTATCAACCTCGTCAGCTTCCATCTCACCGATGTCACTAACGTCCTGTAGGACAGCATACACTCTGATTTCACCTGCTGTGAAGGAAGCTCCTCCACCTGCGAGTGTTAAATCTAAAGTGTCTGCAGAAGTAATAACTACTTCACCTGCAGGGGTAGCACATGGAGCATAAGCTCCATCAGATGCACCATCAATGTCAAATGCTGCAACATACTCGTTGTCATCCACAGCAGTTCCAAGAATGGCTGTTGCGTCAGTACCAGTATTTTGCGTTGCACTTGCAGTAACCTGAAAACCTGCAGCAATAATTTTAGTGTTAGCAGGTACAGTGAGACACTGCACTACATCACCGTTAGGATTAATGCTGTTAGCTGTTAGGTCAACGATTTGTTGCACATAGTATGGTTGCCTACCTCTGGCAGAAGAGCCGTGAGTATTAGCAAGAGTTGCTGTAATTGTAGCCATTTCCTAATCCTCCCTAAGCTGCGTTATATTTAGCAGTTACGATAGCTTCTGGTCGAAGTATCTTTCTGCCGTATAGGTGCATACCACGAACAATGTCAGCAAAGCTGTCAGGGTCACGGTAGGTTTCAGTTTTACTAAGTTGTTCAGCAGTCGCAACAGCAGAACCATGACCTGCAACAATAGCACCGTAGTCAGTGTTTTGGTTTGCAGTTCCAGATGTTCCCGGTCCACCACCAACTGAAGGTAGGTTGCTAGACACGTATAGTCTAAAACCTGCCAAGTTAGTTAGGGCAAGACCATTTTTAAGTTCAGCTGCATTGAAGTCAGCATTTACCAACTTAGAGTTTTCATCACCAAGTAACTCCATGAATACAGGGTCAACAACCAACCATCTATCCTGTGTATCAACTTGTTGTTGATTTAACAGTCTAGCCATTCTGTTGATGATTACCATTGGAGTAACAGCAGCTGTAGAAACAGCAGTTGCACCCGGAGCTAGGTTTGCAACAGGAATTGAGTGGTCTCCTGCTGATGAAGTTGTTATGCTTGCAAAAGAACTTTTGATTATCTTCATTGAAGAAAGAAGTTCATCTGTCCCTGCAGTAGAAACAGCCACAGACCCATTAACTGCATCATTAACAGCACCTGCATTAGCGTGTAATGCTGACTGCTTATAACCTGCCATATAGCCAAGAACTTCTTGGTCATACTGGTCAGCGAGTCTGTATGCAGCTCTATCAGTTGCAAGTTGCATAAAGTTGACATGACTATGTGCTTCCTCAATGTCATCCATTTTGAAAGCATAGTAGTTAGACTTGTCCACAGTAAGTGTAAAGTCCTCGTCATCAAGGTCCTGTGCTGTAACTTGTGTGCCACGAGCATAAGCCTTAACTGAAATTTCAGGCTCTTTGATAATCCTGACGGTATCGCCCTGATTAGCAATTTCTCCGAAATAGTCAGAGTTTGTTATATCTCCAACAACAGTTGACTTACGGAATGCAAGCTGTACCTGTTTGGAGTAGATTATTGGCGAAAAATTACCATTAGGTAAATTGCCATAACCTGCAGCGGTTGTAAAAGCCATAGTAAATCCTCCTATAATTTGGCTTAATTAAAAGCTAAACATCGCAGGAAGAGGTTATACGTTCTAGAGTGCATATGATTACTCCGTGGCTAACTTTGTAATCTATGGGTCTATAATTATATAAGTAGTCTATACTCGTTTAAACTTTACTATTCGATTAAACATAAAGGTAGTCAAAAAGAGGCTTTATGTCTTGGTCGTAGTTATATTAATAAAATGTTGTTTGTCAACACTTTATCTTCTATTTCCTGATACATCGTAAATAAATTTACCAGAACGGATTGCTGTGTTTATTTTCTCAGCATTCCTAGCGTAATCTGTGTCACTCATCCTCTCTACATCAGATTCCTTTATAGTATCTGCTAATTCCTCAGCATCTACTTCCGTCTTAGACGTTTTGTTTACAAGAGAAGCCGCAGCTTTTCTCTTATTCTTTTTGTCACCTGCTGTTAAACCCTTGTCTACTTTATATAAATCAATAACACGGATAACAGATTTGGCATCATCTGTATTCTCATAGAGAGCATTCTGCACCCATTTAGGTTGCTCTTCTACCCACTCATGAAAATCATCGGAGTCACGCAACTTGTCAAAGTCTTTGTGTACCTCTTTGATTTCGTTTTCGGCTGTCCTACGAGTTGTTTCCTGCCGAGCTTTGCTAAGTTCCTCTATTTGAATATTAGCCTTATCAAACATTTGTTTAGCTTTTTTCTCGGCTATTGTTTCTACAATACCTGCAACATCAGGATATTTCTCTGCCCAAGACGCAATATCCTCATCGGACTTAGGTGGTACAAGCTTTTTAGTATCAGATAGTTTATCCTCTAACTCTTTTATTCTAGCGGTATACTCTTTCTCCTTAGTCGCAAGATGTCTTCTAACATCCCCATATCTCGTCTTGAAAGATTTTTCCTCCTTGCTAAGAGTCTCGTCAGATACCTCTGCTTCCTTTCCCTCTTCAGGAGGAGATACATCTTGGCTCTCCTCAGGGTTTTCCTGAACCCCTTCTCCTTCCCTCTGGGCAAGGAGTTCTTTGAGTTCCTGCTCGTCCCTAGCAATCTTGTCCTTGTACTTTGAACGAGACCGACTTACAAATCCTGCAGTCTTCTGTGGTTCTACTGTTTCTAATTCTGGCATATTTTTCTCCTGTTATTGGGGTTGACATGATTGTCAAGTAGCCTTAGGTTTAGTGCCTAATCCTTTAGTATTCTTTTTTCGTTTTGCTTTAGCTTTGGGTTTAGATGCTAGTCCACCTTTTTCAAATGGAACAAAGTTACCTGATGCGTCAGGTATACTAGGTCCTGAGCCTATGGGTCTATTACCACCACCTAAACCAGTAAACTCATTAGCATACCCAGAAGCACCAAAATCATTTGAGGTACGTTGTGTACTACCACTGCTTCTAGGTGTTCCTCGTGCTATGGCTTGAGCTTCCTGCATCTGTTGGTCAAAGGCTACATTCTGTGCCACAGTATCTAAATCACCTTGACCTGCTGACTCTTCTGCTCGTTGTAGGTCAACTTGTAGATTCTCTACTTCTTTTAAATGAGTTTTTAGAGCATTATCTCTAACTCTTTTTCTGTTTTCTTCTATTCTTCCTATTGCTGCTTTACCCTCTGAAGAGTTAATATCAACAGGACCTTGTGGAGTTTGTATTTTATTATCTTTTCTGATACCCAACAAGAATCTGTCCACCCTATTCATTAAACTGTCTGAGTCAGAATCTATTACTTGTTGAACTGTTCGGTCAGCACTTTCAAAGTTTAGTGCTTCTCCCATACCTTTAAATATTTGTTTTGCTGCATTGGCTACTGCGCCCACTACTCCACCACCTAAAGCTGATATTAATTTACTTAGTCCTGTAGGATTATTAGCATTAGCTATTATCTTATTAATATCTGCATCTTTTACATCAAGACCAAGTTCTGCAGGAATCAACCCAATCTTTGCAGACAGTGGTAAATTTCTATACTCATTTTCACTTAACTTTAAATTTTTATTATTTTTCATTAAGCGTTTATAAGATTCTTCTACAGCTTTATTTGCATCAACTCTTGCTTTTTCCATATCAGTAAATGCCTGAGTAGTCTGTGATACAGAGGACTCTCTTTCTCTATTGGAAGACTCTTCCCTATCATCAAATCCACCACCTCCTGTGCCTGTCATTACTTCTTGTACGTTAGGAGGAGTTTCTGACCACGGTGACTCTGTATACATTGCGTCATTAGGGTTAACTAGAGAACCATCAGCATTGTAACGCACAACATAAGTCATACCATCTGGATGATAAAATGTTTTCTGTGTTGGCACGGCTCGTGATGGAAAACCTAAACTACCCCCAACGAATCCATAGTCTCCAAGTGGATTAGCAGATTTAGCCACAGCATCAGCCTGTATATCTTTTTCTGTAAGAACACCCTCGGCAGCGTGTATCACACCACCCTTGTTTACTCCCATCATCTCTCGTAGTTTCTTCTCATCCTCAGGGTCTAATTGGTCAGCGTCAGCCTGTACTTCTAGTGTAGCAACTGCAACAGGTTCACCCCCTATACGACCATCCTTTTCCATTTGAGCAAGACCTTGTTTGGCTTGCATACGCAAGTCTTCAAAAAACTTTACACCAAAAAATCTTACAACGTCTGCAGGAACGACATACTCTCCCTCACTAAGCTGTGCAGGTATATCATCTCTGACTTCTTCTGCCAGTGAACCAGATGGAACTTCATTACCACTAACAGGGTCTTTGTTCATACCATCATCTTTTAAACCACCTTCGTCTTGAAATAATTCCATTTGTTCCTCAAGCATTGACTAATCCTCCCTCTGCCATTGTAAGCACTCTTGTAGTATTTAATTTTTCTGGACTTCTATCGTTTAGTATATTTCTTATATCTATTGTTTTTGATTCGTATGTTTTTGTAATACCATTCTTCATTACATTTTCAAAATCTGTTAACTCTGCATCAGTTTTTATATAATACTCTTTAAATTTTTCATCAGGTAAACTTTCAATAAATTCTTTAAACTCTGCTCTTGTTTTAAAAGAACTAGCTTTTTTATCTATACCTACAGTATCCATAAAAATTTCTGCTCTACGAGTATACCCTACAGGATTATCAAATAATTTATACTTAACTAAATTTGCAAACTTTTTTAAAACTACAGGGTCTTCTGGATAATTTTCTACGGCAGTAAAGTCAGCAAATTCTTTTGCACCTACTTTATCTGGAGTCCTGCCATCAAGTCTATTAGTTATTCCTTTCCAAGTTTGTATATCTTCATTAATACTATAAATTCTTTCTAACCTATCTAACTCGGCAAGATTAATATAATCAGCAGGTATATGTGTATATTCTAATTCGCTTACATCTAATTTTACTTTGCCATTACTTTTTAAAATTAATTCTTCCATCCCCTTATCAAACTCTTTACCATAAAGTTCTTTCATATATTTAGGCATACTGGTATAGGTAAAACTTTGATAAATGTCTAATTGATATGGGTCAAATCTATTGACAGGTACACTACCCCCCTTTAAAACTAATCCATAAAAATTATTACTTCTTAACGCTTCTAACTTACGTTTAAAATCTTTATTCTCAAAAAGAAAACTGTTATCAAACTTAATTTTTTTATTTGGAAATTGTTTTCTTAGTTGACTTAAAATACCTCCCTTTATTGCTGTTAAATTTATTAAACCTTTAGAAGTATCATAAGTTGTCATGGGTTGACCTGCTCTTAGTGACGTTCTAACATTAGCTAAATTTTCTATATTAGGAAGAGTAATAAAGTTTGCATTATTTTTCTTAGCATTTAAAATTAAAGGAGTCATAATTTGTTGAATTAAATCAGAAGAATCTTTAAATGGTAAGGCTGTACTCTTTAGTATTTTTTCAGATGCGAAATCATTAGCATATTTTTCTGCAGCTCTTTTTGACATTTCTTCATTTAAATTATTACGATATCCAATAGAACCATCTGCACGAGTAAACTGTAAACTATTTAAACCCTCTTCATAAAAATTATTAAACTGCCCTCTAAGTAAATCAAATTGTATTTCATCTATAACTACCTCATCTCCACTTACAAAAAACCTTGTGTGTGCGATAGAGTTAGAATCAAAATGTGTATCAATTTCAGAAAAAGCACGAACTCCCAAGTTGTTTGTTTGGTCTATTAGATTATTACCAACAGCATAAAAAGAATTAAAATCATCTTTGCTCATAAATTCTTTTATACTAGGGTAGTCTTTAGGTTGTACAAATTTATTATAATTAGAAAAGAATACTTGAGAAACCTCATCTCTTGTCATTTCATAAGTCATATACTCAAGGTTAGAGGTAATAAATTGTTGTTGTTCACTGTTACTTAATTGTTTAAAATTAGAAGGAAGATTTAGTTTCTTAGTGGGTATGTTTATCTTATAAACAGTTTCTGCAGGAAATTTACGTAAACTATTTTCTATGAGTTGTTGAGCTAAGTCAAGCTCAAAACTATTTTCCATTGAAACAGAAATTAACTCTTTTAAAAATTTATGTTCTGGTAAATTTTTTTTCTTTGGGTTACTTATAATCTGAACTATTTGATTTTCTAAAAATAACTCATTTAAATTTCTACCAAGGTCTCTTACCTCTTTAATAGCCTTATCTGTTCCAAATAAAAGATTTCTAACAGTGGGTTCTTTTACAAATACATTAGGATAATCTTCTAAAGATTTTTTTAAGCTAACAAAAGAATCTTGTAATAAACTCTCATTAGTAAACACTCCTGTCTTTCTCCCATCTGACATATGAATATTAGAACTTTCATCAACAGGAGAACGTAAAACAATAACACCTGATTCAGCATCTTCTACTTTACTACCTTTAAGAACTAAACCAGTGCTAAGTTGTGTTTGCATACCGTCATAAGGGATTTCATTATATTGATAATCGAGTCTAGGAGGAAACACTATAAAATCCTTATTATCAATCGCAGCTAGTTCAGTTGAACTCATGTTATCTAAGTCCGACATTTTTATTCTAAAATTACCTTTATTACCTGCAAAAGGAGATACTCCTCCAAAAACGTCTACCTCAATGTTTGTTGATGTAGTAGTCTTGTCAACTTCTTGTAGTTGTCTATTTATAAAATTAAAAATTTTATCATTTTCGTTTCTTAAATATTTTTCTGGAATAGAAAGTTTATTATATGCAGGGTCATTAGGATAACTAGGCACTGACCTATCATTAATTTGTATTATCCTATTATTAAATTCAAATCTCCAATTACCATCTCCAACATCCCTAGCATTTAAAATAGCATTACCATACTCTTCTAATTTATCGTCTATGGCTTTTAAAGTAGATGTGTTAACTATTTTGTTAAAATCAGGATTACTACTTATTGCATTTCCTTCAACATCAGTAAATATTTTTTTCTCCCAAAGTTCAAAAAACAAATCCGATTTAAATATTCTTTCAGAACCTGCAGAGTTTAAAATAGCTTTATTATCTATGGGTAAATCTTCTAAATGTTTTTTTAATAAACTAGGAGATATAATTTTCTGAGTGCTTAGTAATTCATAGTTAGGATAATTTTGTAAACCTCTTATAGTTTGGCTAAATGTGTTTATTCCCCCAAGTCCCATATCTTCGTAGTTATCTCTTACACGATTATTTATCCTACTTAGATTTTGTTTTACTACTTCATCTGTATCAAATTTTAAAAACAATTCATCTAGATTGTTATTATCTACCTCCCCTATCTTTTGCCCATACATGTATATATTTTTATCTGTAGGGACACCACCCTTTTCAATCAAATATCGTTTATAAGATTTTACAAAATTATCAATATTTCTTGTTATTCCTTTAACAGTCCCACCTACTAAGTCAAGACCAATTTTTTGAGCAACAGGACTAGTAATTGCATACAGAGCTAAAGCTCCACCAGTAAGAGTCATTGTTAGCCTATCTTTTTCTTCTTTAGCTATTCTAAAATCTTCTACAGCTATTGCTTCGGCAATATGAGGAGTAAAATCAACGGTAAAAATATATTGATGAGCTGCTATTTTTGCATCATTCTCACTTGCTCCACTCTTTAACAAAAAATTCTTTTTTGCATTTGCGGCTTCTAAACGTAAAAATTTTTTTTCATTTTCAAAAAAACTGTTTGCTTTTTTAAGATTGTAATTATAATTATCTTTATCTTTAACAACGTCATAGTTATATTTTAAATCATAAAATTGTTCATATGGTACACCTTTTTTAAAATCTAATTGAGAAAGTTCAAAAGCTTTTGTAGTTTGAAAATCTTCATCATACGGTTCACCAAATTCATCTAGTGGAACTTCTAAACTTTCTAAATCTAATTTAGCAGTTGGTACTTCTGATACAAAATTATCAGGTTCTTTTTCTTTATTGAGTTCCATTCATCTCTTCTCTAAGATATTTAAGTCTACGTAATGCACCTATTGCACCCTGTAGTCTGTGAATAACCACATGATTATCAGACTGTTCTAAGGCTACATGATTCTTTTGAATAGCATCGTCAATATATTCTAAAAAATTATCCCACAAAGCTTTGTCGTTTACTAACTTTTTTAGGTTCATTGTATTGTACCCTGATTACCAGTAAATCCCGGCTCATCAGGTGTTGGTACTGAGCCTGTTCCTATGTTAGCTCCACCTGAACCCTGTGTATCTTGTACCTGACTACCTGCAGGGACTTCTTCTGTCTCTTGTGGGGGTCTACCCTCATTGGGTGGGGGAGGAGGAGGTGGGTTTTGCTCTTGAAACTTTTTAAGTATCTCAGCCTGTACTGCAGCCTGACCCATAGAGTTAGCTACTTTGTCAGGGTCTAAGTCCATAGACTTTGCTATCTCTCTAACTATATAGTCCATTCGTGCAAACGGAGCAAGTGCAGGATTAGATACTGTCTGCATGAACTGCATTAGTCTTTGACTACGTACCTCGTTAGCCATGAGACTTTCTGTACCCTGTGCCTTGACCTCCAAGTCACCCTTTATCTCAGGGTCAAAGTCAAACTGCATATTAAAGCTAAAGAATGATTTACCTAAAGGACCTAGTAGATAGTCATCTACATTTTTAATTACACTACGTATTGAGTTGTTAGCGGCATTCATTAGCATACTAATACCTGATGCTGTACGTCCTACACCTGTGATTCCTGTTTGACCGTGGGCAAAGGACGGAAAGCCTGTACTCTCGTCTGCCAACTGTCGTGCCTTGTCAAACATCTGCATGTTTTCATTCGACACATTAGGAAACTTTGTGCCAAATATAGCCTGACCCGGTGCTCCACCTTGTCTTCTAAATATTTTTCCCGGATATACAGATAAATCCTGACCCGGTACTAGGTTTGTTTCATCTACCTCTATAATAAGATTACCTGACAGTGCAGCGTTATCCACAGACATACGCATAAAACCATTCATTAATGTCTGTGTGTCATCCATATTTTCTGCAATACCTACACCAAATATGCTGTATGGGTTCATCTCATACGGTGTTGCATAATAAGGTAAGTAGGCAGGAGTAAACGGATTCATAACAAGTCTAAGGACATTGTTGTTACATATCCAGATGTTTACACTCACCTGTTCTACATCACCTAACTCTTCAGGTATGTCTACATCATAGGCTTCTATTATCTCTCTGTCTACAAATCCCCAAAACTCTAAAACCTCAAACCTTTCGGCTCTGTCCTCTTGGTTATTGTCTTCCATAACATGTTCCCACCATTCTTTATTGTACATCTCTCCTTCATTAAGAGATTTGTCAATAGCATTCTGCCTAAAGAATGGTCTCTTCTTTAATGCACGTAATTGAGAACGAGACATCTTGTGTCTCTCTATAATAAACTCAGCTTCATCCATATTGCTTGCATCAGGGTCTGGGTAAAAGTTCCAGATAGATACATGAGAAGTTTGTGGTACAGTTTTAAAGAGTGGACTATACATACCCTCTTCGTCCCAATTAGGGTACTCTTTATCTACGGCAAAAGGTCCTTTCATTATGCCTGTACCAAAAAGAGCCGCTTCAAAGGCTGCGGCTCGTAGTTGTTTTTTAGCATTCGACTCTTCTAGTTGGTCGTGTATTTTCTTTTCCATCTTCTTCGCTGCAACCATTGCAGGATGGAAGTTGACAGACGTAGGACTGCCTGTCGATTTAAAATCTATCTTATCTTGAACAGGGTCTAGGTCATCGGTTAGAGGTCCTACTCTTTCATTAAACTCTGGAAGTGTTTCTCCTGCTAACAGTTCAGGTAACTCTCTAGGAGTTGTACCTGTTTGTTCTTTAGCTTCTGTTAGCTGTGGGTTTGTTTCTAGACTAACTGTATCCTCTACACCGTCAGGCAAGACTGTTGGGTCTATACTAAGTGGAAACTTATTGCCACCAAACAATACTTCTACAAGTTGTCCGTAAGCAGCAAGAACTTTTGTCTTAGTTACTTTAACAAATACTTTTGATTTTTCTGTAGAAGTAAACTGTACTTCAGGACTGTACAAACCACGATAGTTTCTGTAAGCCTGTATCCACCGTTCTTCATCACCTCGCCTGTTTGTTTCTGCTTTGGTAAACTTACCCTTTACAAAACTAACTATATCTCCTGCAGGTGTATCCACAAGTGCATCTTGTTGCATATCATCAAGTGCTGATGATTCTACTGAATCAGGAGTTATTTCATTTTCTTCCATATTTTACCTCAGTATCCAAAAGTTGAGTCAGCCATCTGAAAACCAGTGCGCTGCATATCTGGGTTGTAGTCAAACAAACTACTGCGTGGTCGTGTCATAACACCATAACGCAATGCGTCATATAAATGGTCTTCAGACTTTGTATCTACATCTTCCGAGTTACT